CAAAAAAAGACCAGAATTATTTTCTAGTCTTTTTTGATTGAATTTATTTAATTATTCAATATTTACATCTTCAACAGACTTGTCAGTGCGAATTCCTTTAAAACGAGGGAATCGCAAGCTGATTTCATCATTGTTTTGATTTTTACTGTAAGAAGTATATTGAATTTCTCCAATAGCTCCAAGGTACTTATCTTGGTTGTTCCAGATTTCATCTCGAAGCTCATCTGTAAGGCCAGAGCCAAACTTAACAGGCACGCCTTCAAAATCCATAATCAATGCCCCTAGAGTATTTTCGTACTTGGTATATGGAGCGCCGGGTTCAAATCCAATGATTTCAAGGTCGGCCGATTTAGTTGGCTTAATCTTCAGTAGACCATTATGACGTTTACATTCATAAGGCGTGTCAAGATTTAGCATCAGACCTTCTTCTCCTAGAGCTACCTGCTCATCAAAGAGTTTGTAGATGACCTCTAAGTCGCTATAGACATCTATTGTCTCCATAAGGATAGGAACAAGTTCAATGCCTGTTGCATCAGGATTATCCAAGAAAAGGTCATTCAGCATCTTCCGCCGGTCTTTATAAGTTAGGATAGATTTCTTGTCTTGGAAGAATTCATCTACACCAACAATATCAAATACATGATAAGTCAGGTTAGATTTCTCGCCATCTTTACGGATAATTTTAGAAGTTTCATTAAACCATTCTTCTTTTGGTTTTTCTGATTCTGTAATCAGGATTTCACCATCTAAGAAAAGTCCTTCTGGGTATACATTGGCTAGTTTATTCCAATCAAAAGAATTAAAGATGCTTGTTGCAACATCTGTCATCCCTGTAACTGATTTACCTTGCCGGGTAAAGAAACTCACGTTAATACGGCCACCAATTCCATTCAATTCATCAAAAGAAACCTGAGCCAGTGTTCTATGGCCATCTAGCTTCAGTGTGATGAAACCTAGAAGACCTTTAAGTTTTTCTGAGTCTAGCTTATCAATTGATTTAGCCAGTTGTACTTCAAAAACGGGAATAAATCCTTCGCCATAAACAGCATTGACCGTTTTGGCTGTGACTCCCAATTTAAGTGATTTTGTAACCACCTTTTCAATGAAGTCATGAAGTTCTTCTGGTTGACTTTGAATATATTGATGGACAACACGAATATCAGCATCTCGGCCAGTATTATTCACTTTGAGATAATCCAATAAACTTAAAAGATTAGTGATTTCTTGACCAGAATTTTCTTCATGAATATCATCACTGAATGACTTCCGGCGTTCTAATTTTTTCGCTGAAATTCCTGTAGTAATATCATTATTTAACAAGAATTTTAAAAGCTCCTTAAAACGTTCATCAGCCTTATTAAAGCGTAAGACTGTTTCTTTGCCAGCTTTGGTTGTTTCGGCCATAAGATTGTCCATTGATTTTTTGAGGAACTTTAGACCCTCAACTGTTGCCAAAAAAGTTGTCATACTTTTCTCCTTTTTTCTATTAAAAATATTTTATTGTAAAATTTATTTTTTACATTCATTATTATAAGTAAAAGGCCCTGATATTTCAAGGTCTTTATTTGTGTTAAATTCTTATTGATATACATCATAGTCGTACTTGTCTACAATGTAGTTTTGGATAAATGATTTTATCTTCTCAAATTTTGATTTGTATTCAATAATAGATTCTTTTGATGCTTTATCTGATGTAAAGTATTGGGTTGAGATATTGAAATGAGTTTTAGTGTCCATATCGTTTCCACTGTATTGAACTTGCAATATACAGAGACAAAAGAGAGTTTGATTGTCTTTATTGTAGCTGAGGAAAATAGGCACATCCTTTGTCTTTTGTTTGGCTTTGCGCTCCTCGTTTGCATATTGCCTGTTGATTTCATAATTAAGGTTATCAAAGTTCCCAGTATAATCACGTTTAATCAAATCTAATATTTCTTTTGGGCATTGATGAATTGTGATAGGCTTGTACTGAGAAAATTCTTCCAATACATCTTTTGTTTCATTTGGCATGGCCACCTTGGCATAATTGAATTTTTTGTTTTCCTTTTTCTTGATGATTTGCTTCAATTTTCTAATTGCAGCTCTAAACTCAATCACATCTCGAACTTTATTAGCATCTTCCAACATGAGGTCAAGGGTTTTATAGTTTGCTGGTATTTTCTTATAAAACAATTTGAGATTTTTTAGTTTCATTGCAAATTTTGTCGTTTTATAAATAAGACGCTCATCATCAGAATATTTATCTTTGTAGTAGCTGCTCAACCAGTCATATTCTGTTATTCTCCTTGGATGATTAAATACTTCGTTAAACACTTTGTCATAAATAGAAGCTTTCCCTTTGCCATGTGTTCTATACCAACCATAAAATTGAGGCCATTCTTCTTTATCTAAAATCAACCAAATTTTAAACAAATAATAGAGGTCTGTAGTTGGAATTTGCTCTATATTTCTATCTGAAATGAGTGGGGAAAATTTCGAGAATTGACTGTATTTTCTCTTAAAAATATCCCTTTTACTTGTTTTTCTTTTTAGACCTGCCTGATGCAAGTCTTCCATAGTCAAGGTCGTATTAAGCCTTGCTCCTGAGCCATCTCTATACAAGAATTCAATGTTTTGCCTTGATAGTTTTACAAGTTCTTCCTGATGTTCTTTAAGGCAGGAAAACTCTTTTAAGTTTGGATAAGGAAAATCTTTAATCAGATATGTTGATAGACCATCATAAGCCAATGTGTCTGAAAATGTCTGCTGCTTTTGTTTTGTCTTAAATGAAATATGGCTGTTATCTTCATCAAAGAATATATAACGTTGAGAATTGCTTTGATTTGATTGCAATTCTAGTTTAAAAACACCATCATTCGCTGTATACAAACTTCCAATATTAGTGCAAAAAAGAGTGTCTATTTTTATGTATGGTCTTTCTTTGTAGTCATAGGTAAGTTTGATATGTAGAAAACGTTCATCAACATTGTCATTTTTGATGTTAATGCCATCAATTATACTTGGATTATCCTGAATGATTTTGTAAATGGATTGCATCCGCAAAAGAAAATTTTTAAGCACTTCATGGTCATCAACGATTTCATAGTTGTTATAGTCATCATTTTCTGGTTTTTGCAGCATAAAAAGAACTGAATTTCTCAGTTGTCCAGCATCAGAAAAATCAAATTTTATATTTAATTTATTAGCAACTTGTATCAAGTCCATGTTAGCCTTTTTCTTATAGAAATCAAAGAATTTTTGTGCTGTTATCATTATTGTCTCCTAGTGGTTTCTTTGTCTTGTTATTTCTTTATATTTTACCATAATTTAAGCTAAAAATAAACTTAAATAATAGAATAACTGCAAACAAAAAAACACTCTTAATAAGAGTGTTTGATTTTCGGTATTATCTACCATAATGCAGTTTGCCGTGACTATCTTCAAATTCAAGCCACCAGTCACTACAATCATCTGAGTTACGAAGTTCATAACCTGTAGCATGACAATTTTCTTCATTGTCAGATTCTGTTGAGAAAGTTTGGTCGAAGATTCCGTTGCTACCGTTTTTTAGTTCAACAAGGCATGGATATGTCTTCGATTCATCTTCACTATAAATCGGATATTCATCACACCCATCAATATCCTCTTCTTTTTGTTGTTCTGAGACGAAGTAATTTTCAATGCTCCAAATCCCTTTGTCATTGTCAACAAAATCTTCAAATGACACAACGGTTAAGCAAATATTTTTTGCAAAACAAGCACGAACAATACCGGCAACAAAATAAAGCTCTGTTTCATTAATAAATAGAATCAGATTATCTCCAGACTCCATCTTATTTTCTTCAATGAAGTTAAAAGCAGCTTCCTCAATTTCATGACGAGAAGTATACAGCTCTTCATAAGTCATGTTTGATTTTTCAAGTAGAGGTGTAATATGTTCCCCTGCTTTTTTCATGTTGTACAAACTGATACGTTTTTTCATTTTTGTTCTCCTTTTGTTTTAAAATATAATATTAAAAATGATTACACTTACTATTATAAGGCAAAATAAAAACACCCATAAAGAGCGTTTTTAAAAATTTAGTTTTAGAAATATTTCACAACAACTTCGATATGAGGACGATAATCAATAGTCAAACCATCAATATATATCCCACCTTGAGTTCCAGTAATTGAAAGTAATTCTTTATAACTGAGATAATCATAATAGTCTTCGAAATAATTACTTAGGCTTATCAAGAAATTGTATAGCATATCTTCAATTTCACTCCAATGATGACTAAAAAGTACCTCTTTGCCATCAATGAAGAGAGTATATGAATCTTGAGTT